CGTGAACTATGTCAGTCGCTTTCCCCTTCGCCATTTCAAGTAAAGAGCCAGCCCCTGATTGTAAAGATGATTTAGCCCTTGCCATTCTATCGGGTAGGGTCTGTTTAAATTCATCAAGCCTGCCTACAACTTCTTTTCCAACATCGGATTCAAGAAATGATGCCATATCCATCCCAGTCTTAAATCCCTTCGCAGCATATCCTAAAATATTTGACAAAGATGGTCTCAATGCCTCCTTAGTAAGCTTCGCTTGCTCATCTAGGAGTCCCGCTCGCTTTTCTAGATTCTCCCATCCAAGTACTCCGAACTTGTGGCTACTAGGGACCTGACCACCTTCTTGTCCAAATACCCCTCCAGCAGTTGATCCGAGGGTTGCTCCCGCGGTTGCCCCTGCGGGGCCACCAATAATTAAACCCGCTGTGCCTCCCACTAGGCTTCCAACGGTGGACCAAGTTGATTTTTTCTGTGCTTTCTCTGCGGCATCTCTTTCCATTGCTCTCTGTCTATCAGCCTGAGCAACAGCTATTCGTTCCTGTTGTCTACGCTCTGCTTCTATATCTTTAGTGGCTTTGAATCCCCCTATATCTATAGCTGTTTGCTGTCTAGCGGCAGCTTCCTGCCCCAAGTTCATTGCAGCCATTCCAGCGGTTTCAAATTGTTCGTATGCCATTGTACTAAATCCCAGTTAAATTTATCATTATTATCGCCAATCCTAAACTGTTCTCATTATGATTCTGCAACTTCCCTAGTGTTCGCGGTGTTATGTACTATATACTGAAATGTAATTGCCTCATCGTCAGCATATTTTTCTCGAAAGAATGTCATCGCTTCCGTCTTGCTATCAGCAGTGGTGGAATCTATAGCCTTGTAGTCACCGTTTTCCTCCCAACCTTCTAGCTCATATTTATGCTTGGGCATTCTTTAATTCCTTCACTTCTTGCTGTAATTCTTGTATTGCATTAATTAATGTGGGGATAAGCTTCTTGTATCTTATAGTATAATGGATGTCATCCGCTCCCTTAGAGACAATCTCTGGCATCATTTCTAACATATCTTGTGCAAGTAAACCTGTATCGTGATCTCCTCCCCTCTCTTCTACCCAATCAAACTCATAAGGTTGCATTTCCATAACCCTATCCAAGCTGTTGGACATGGGGACTAGATTGGTTTTTAACCGCACATCTGAATAATTATCATCAACCTCTCCATCTATCTTCCAATTGCCACTAGAATCAAGAAACGCTAAAGTAGCCAAACTTCCTGTGCTTCTCCATGCAAATTGTAAGTAACCATTATTTTGCCCATTTACCATTTTCCATGTATGCATATTGGTTTCTGTCAATCCATCATTCATATCTATAAATTTTAATCCACCAGCTAAACCATCCTCACCGCTAACACCGCCTTCAGGAAAATTGGTTAACAATTGTAACTCCTGCCCTGAAGCCATTTGTATTGCATCATACTGAAAGAATGCATTTCCATTTCCCAATATTCTCCATGGAGTTTGATCAGAAACACCTCCTTCTTCAATAACCCCTATCCAGGTAGTGTCCGCAGAGCTGGTAGGTTTTATCTCAATTCTCGTTCCACTATTAGTTCCACAAATCATTCTTGTGCTACTATCTATCGTAGTCCCACCTACAGTTCCACCAGTAGCTGTTATGCTATTCGTCGTTAAAACACCACTATCGTACCAATGGTTATCAGCATCAAGATAAATACCATCATTTGTACTTTGAACATTCAATCCAAACTTTGCACCGCCCGCTGAAACATTACCTGTGAAAGTTCCACCACTTGCATTAATAGTCCCTGCGAATGTTCCACTTGTAGCAGTTATGACACCCGTAATGGTTGCACTGGTTGCTGTAAGATTACCACTCGTATCTACATAAAAGTTTTTAGCATGAATACTTGAATCCGATCCGTCTGAATAGATAGTCATATCACCAGAATTGGCTGTATAGCCTGAATGATCTTCTGTGCCCGTATAGATAGAGGTAGTGTTTACACTCCAATTACCTATAGTAGCTGACTTGGCTGTTAAAGCACCGGCATTAGTCACCTTAAATACAGAGCTTGCCCCTATAGCCAATCCATCTGTTCCTAGGTGAACTCCATCATTACTATCTGTTAGAGTGGCTTTCGCACCTATTCTAACCTTTGCATTTCCCTGATCCAATGCTATGAAGCTTGAGCCTGATCCACTTGAAAGGGTAGATGATGCTAATGTCCATCCGCCAATAGTTCCAGAGGTAGAAGTAACAGCACCTGTAATTACCAGTGTCGCCGCAGAGCCATCCCATATTAAGCTGTTAGTTCCATCTCCTATGGCGAAGTCATAGCTACTACTACCGTCATGCCCTAAGAAAAAGCCTCCTGTAGAGTCAGCAGCATTGTCCTTCCCTGTGCTTTTAATAGCACCGCCACCACTAAGGGTAATCCCTCCACCTGTCATTGTAGTGGTTCCCGTTTGGGTTGAGGCATCTGAAACATTAACCGCACCCGTAATATCAAGGGCACTACCTGTCCACCTTATCTTATTCCCACTTGAGTTGCCAAGGGAGAATTTGAAGGTTCCACTAACATCTCCCATAAATACACCCGTGCCATCATCGTATCCAGTCTGCCCAACCGCCATAGTTCCCGCCTGACCACCGCTTGCACTGGCTAACATAAAATCACCGAACTTGGCATTCTGTATAAACTTATCGTTCACATCTGTAAGGACACCTGCGGCACTTACATTAATGGAGCCATCATTATTGTCACCACCAGTGATTACAATTGGAGTGGTGGCACTTGATCCCGTATTATCCTTAACCTCAAATCGACCATTCGCAGCATCCACATCTATAGTGAATCCTACTCCGCTGTCTGAATTGCCAAGCCTAATCCCTGAAGCTACAGGGTTTGTTAATTTTGCATCTGTGAGCCTGAGTTTCTTATCCTCAAGCTTGTTACTCATTTGGTTCCTGTATCCACCACCACTTCTAACTCTTTTAAATCCTATGGAATCGTCCTTATAGCTTAGACTATCTCCATCTTTAGCTTCTGTTATGCCTACATAAGGGGCATATCCAGCACCATCGCTAGGAGATGGGGTATATTCGGGAGCCTCAGCTACCCTGTTATACGAGAACGCTCCTCCTCTTCTTCTTTTAGGCATTATGTAGACGCAACCCTTCGCTTTAGTGTCCTGTATTCAATAGTGACATCATTCAATTCAATCTTTGTAGCGGAGTCAACAGTAAACTTTAGTGCCATGCTCTGACATTCTTTCGGGGAGCTCAATGTTATCTTGGCTACTTCAAATCCCGTAGCCTGATCAAAGGTATTATTTGAAAGATTCGTGGTTATAAAACTCGTTCCACCATCAACAGCAAAGGACAATACATTATTAATAGTAGTGCCTGAGCTTGATTTGTATGTGACATAGAAAGCATATACCTTCTTTACCAAGCTAGGGTTTCCAAAATCAAAGTCCTTAGTCTGATATACTATCTTGCTTGAGTCCTGATCATCACTCTGCCATGTCCTGAGAGTAACTGTATCGCTTGCCTCTGATCCATAAATCAGATCACCATTGGCATCATATTCAAAGTTTGTAACGATAGCCCCTGACTGTAGCCTCTCCTCACCCAACCAAAAGGATCTCGTCTTAAAGTCATACACGATCACATCCGAGCCATTGCCACCTATTCCCGCACTTGCCGTTGCATCTGTGCAATCTCTTACAATAATAGCCTGAGCTTCCTTGGGGTAATATCCCACAATAGTATTAGCTGTGACAAACTTGGCCCATGCTTTTGTGCTGTAAGCGTCTGTTCTATAACCACTTAAAAACTTTTGTTCGGTTAATTCTGTGATCCCACTCCCGCTCTCATATACATATAAGCCATTAGGATTTAACCACATTAATCCAAACTGTGTCTTTGTTACAGCGGCAGGGTGGAGAACACCCATACTTTTGTGCGTGGACTCTAAAAACCATCCTGATGGATTGGGACTTGAAATATTAACAATGAAAAGAGTATCTTTCTTGTAGGCAAAGAGCTTCCCACCTAAAGCTTCAAGTTTTATATACTCCTCAGCATCACCCTTAACCACATCTATAAAATTACTGCTCGGGAATATGTCAGGCTTATTCACGGGAGAATACATTATTCTATCCGCGTTCTTAGTCTGTTGACCTGACGCATTTGTCATAACAACATTAGCCACGAACATTCTCCTATTTGTAAAGATAGCTGACTTATAGCCATCGCCCGCATTCCCTATAATAAGAGGCCCATCAAAGCTTGAATAGCCGTTTATGGTAGCATAGGTATCTATACTGGGATCTAGTGCTGTTACTGTAGACAAAGCTGTGGGGCTTGACCCGCCACTGATAGTCCAATCTGTGAAAGCTCCGCTCATCTTGGATCGGATTCCATAAGCCATGTCATCACCGCTTGCCCCTGTTAAGTCTATATCTACCAACAGGTTCCATTCTCCATCTGAGACTCTACTATTAGTATTGTCATATAACTTCCAATAAATCCTTCCGCCTGTAATTCTTGCATCATAATCCTGACCCAAGCTACTCGACAATCCGTCACTACTATCAGCATACACTATAATATTTAAAGAACAGTCTTCATTGGTGACATTCTCAGTTGTACTCATTGTGTACACTCTAGATTCCTGATTCCCATCATATATGAAGGTCGCCCCAAAAACATAGTATCCCGCTACCCAACTTCCTGTACCCGCACCGTTCTGAGATATGTTAATGTTAAATACACCGTCAGTATAAGTAGCACTTGAAACATTATTCCCGCCGGTAGGCTTGGCTAATGTGTTTCCACCAGAGGCGAAGGATGCCTGTTGGAGCCCAAGAACCTTATGATTTATATAGCCGTAAAACTTTACAGCACTTGATGCATGGAGTGAAGCATCAGCTAATCTAACGGAAT